AACAACTCGTTAGATATTAGACAACATAAAAATAAAGGAAGTGCCTCTGACCAGCATATAATTGAGATAAGACAAATAGATGGAACAGGAAATAATTTAGCTTTGGCAACTGGTTGGAATATAGGTACAAATGGAACATTTACAATCGATAACTCCGAATACGGAGATACATTTAGTCATATTAACATAACAGGCGACTATAATGATGTTCAAATGATTCAAAGAACAAACAGTAGTTCTTCTGGACATAGATACTGGCTACATGTTGAAGGAGATAGTAATGATATACGAACTGTACAAAGAGGTGGAGGAGGACACTACATAAATTTAGATATATTTAATGATAGTAATGATGTTTTTCTAAGCCAAACAAATTCTGGGAGTCATACTGCAGATGTAAGATTGTATGGAACTCAACCAACAGATATAAGTCTTATTCAAAATGCAGGAAGCAACAAATCATATAGTGTAACTAACTATTGTTATACTGGCGGTGGTTGTTCAATATCGGTAACACAACAATGAAATACTACTTATTTATAATTTTACTACTTTCCAGTTTTATACTTGGAGATACAACAGCAAATGTAGGACTAACTTTAGTTGATGATGACATTACTTTAAATACTAAAATAACGCATAGCGCAGAAAAAGGAAACTGGCAAACAAATTATCAAACTAATTATATTTACAAAAGAGTTGATGGTAAGGAAAAAGTCAATGATTTGTATTTTCAAGTCAAACAAAATTACAAACTAACAGATAAAAGCTATGCACTCGGAGTAGTGCAACTAGACTATGACAAACTTAGACCAAACTATACTTTAAGAACTGTACTAGGTGCTGGGTATGGATATAAATTACTAAAAACAGATAACTGGAAAATTAGTAATGAAGTATCACTTGCATACTTAAATAGTAGTTCAAATGAATTAATTGTTAGAAATAGTTTATGGATTTCTTATATATTTTCAGAAAAATTTAATATTACTAACAAACTATTATATGAATCAGGAAAGGATATGTACTTAAAAAATGAAACTTCATTAATGTACAAACTAACAGACAAAGTATCACTAGGGGTATCTAATACCTATACTGATAGTGTAGAGTCTAAAAATATTTTTACTCTAAATGTAGGAGTTAAGTTATGAGAAAAAGAAAATGGTCAATGAGCAGAAAAAGAAAAATAAACTGTAGTAGACCAAAAGGCTTTTCACAGAAACAATACTGTAAAAGACAGAAACGAGGAGGCAAGTATAAAAATGCCCGTTAGAAAAGTAAAAGGTGGCTATAGATGGGGTAAGTCTGGAAAGATTTACAAAACAAAGAAAGAAGCTGAAAAGCAAGGTAGAGCAATATACGCATCAGGTTATGGCAAAAAGAAAAAGAGACCCAAGAAAAGGAACAGGTAAGAAACCAAAAGGTTCTGGAAGAAGATTATATACTGACGAAAATCCTAAAGATACCGTTAGGATTAAGTTTGCTACTATGAAAGACGCTAGAGCAACTGTCAGAAAAGTAAAAAGAGTTCGTAAATCATATGCTCGTAAGATTCAAATACTTACAGTAGGAGAACAAAGAGCTAGAGTTATGGGAAAGAAAACTGTAGCTTCAATATTCCGAGCAGGAAAAGCTAGTTTAAGGAGGGCAAACAATGCCAAGAAAAACAAGACGAAAAAAGCGAGACCCAAGACTCGCAAGAGCAGGCGTTAAAGGTTTTAACAAACCAAAAAGAACACCTGGTCACCCAACTAAATCACACATAGTTGTTGCAAAAGTTGGAGATAAAATTAAAACTATTCGCTTTGGACAGCAGGGAGCTAAAACTGCGGGTAAACCTAAAAAAGGTGAGTCTGCAAGAATGAAAGCTAAACGAAAGTCTTTCAAAGCAAGACATAGAAGGAACATAGCCAGAGGAAGAATGTCTGCTGCATATTGGGCAGATAAGGTTAAATGGTAGTAGTTCAAGTTCTATTTTGACCAACGAAAAATAGCACTTGACAATCAACTATATTTTTGGTATAATTACAATTAAAAGTAAAACTTTAAGTTTACTAAGAAGGAGATAAAGCAATGGAAGCCGATGAAGTGGCACTAGAACTTGCAAAGCATGAAGCTGTCTGTGCGGAAAGATGGAAAACTGCATTTAACCGCTTTGACAATATAGATAAACAGGTAACCAGAATAGAAACTATTATGATTTCTACTGCTGGTTGTTTGCTTGTTGGTGGAGCAGGTTTAATTATTACTTTATTTAATCTATTGTAGGAGAATTATATGTTAGATACTATTTTTTGGGTACTTGTAGGACTATTTATTGGGTGGAATCTTCCACAACCTACTTGGGCTAAATATGTACAGACAATGATAATGAGCTGGGTATCTAAAGTATCTAGTATGGTTAAAAAAGGCGAGTAATGCTCGCAGGATATGGAACAAAAGACATGAAATCTAAAAAAGAAAAGGCAAAAGTTTATGAAAAAGACGGATTCTGGACATACGATGGTGCCATCGCTGGATATAACACCAAAGAAAGTGCGCTCGCAGCGTTGGAAGAAGGAAAAAAGAAGTCATCATGAACGATACGAAATTTGTTTAGAGTGTGAACACCTAAACAAGTTTTGGAAATTTTGCAACCTTTGTGGTTGCTTTATGCCCCTCAAGACTAAACTTCGATGGGCAGAGTGTCCTGACGAGCCTGCTCGTTGGACTTAGGAGACAGTAATGCCCTATCATACAGGAAAAAAGAAAAAGAAGAAAAAAGGTAAGAAAAAGAGGAAATAATTATGCCCGTACACCATAGAAAAAGAAAAATGAATGGTAAGAAAAAGAAAGGCGGAATGAAACCTTGTCTTACAGCAAAACAAAAGAAGTTACCTAAACCACTTCAAGCTGCAATTCGTAAGAAGAACAGACCTTGTAGATAATGCCTAGACATACTAGAAAGCGAAGAAGAAAAAGTGCTAAGAAAAAGAGACCTGTACCTACTAATAAAGCTCTTTATGCTCGAGTGAAAGCCGAAGCAAAAAGGAAGTTTAAGGTATATCCTAGTGCTTATGCAAATGGCTGGTTAGTAAGAACATATAAGGCAAGAGGTGGCAGATATAGAATGGGATAATGGCTAAAAAACGAAAAAGTCTAACTAAAAGACAGCAAACTGCAATGCGCAGACATCGTAGACACCATACCAAGAAACACATGACTCTTATGAGAAAACTTATGCTAGAAGGGAAAACTTTTATGCAAGCTCATAAAGTAGCCATGCGTAGAGTCGGAAGATAATGGCAAAACCAAAAGGTGGATTAACTACTTGGTTTAAAGAAAACTGGGTAGACATTAGTCGTAAAACGAAAAGTGGTAAACACCCACCTTGTGGTCGTAAAAAAGCGAGGACAGCAAGAGGAGGATATCCCAAGTGTGTCCCTCAGCGAGTAGCGGCAAGAATGACCGCAAATGAGAAAAAGTCGGCAGTCCGTAGGAAAAGAGCAAAAGCTCAAGGCGTTGGAGGGAAACCCACTAATGTCAAAACGTTCACTAAGAGGAGGCGTCGAAGAAGGAGATAACATGCAAGAGTTACTAGATGAGATTCGAAGAACTCATGAATTGGTAGAAAAACTTCAAACCAAATATGAACAGAGACTATTATGGAGTAAAGAGCTTCAAAAGTCTTTAAAATTAAATAACACAACAGAAATTAAGAGGTTAGTAAATGTTGAAGAAAAGTTGGCTAAAAATTAAAGAATACTTAAAAAAGTTCTGGGACATCATTATTGGAAACGATAAGAACTGGGACGGTAAAGTTGATATTAAAGACGATTTAATAAAAGCAAAAGAAAAAGCGCAAGGCGCTAAGTAACGGAGAGAGCTATGGCTAGACAAGGAGGCTTTTTAAGCGGACCTACTGGTGTTCACAATACTCAAAAAATTCGTAAGCATAAATTGAATAGAGGAGTTACTCGTGATATGAATGCTGCGGCAGGAGTTCCTGTGAATTCGAAAAACCCAAACTCTATGGAATCATTCAGATATTCTGCAGCACCAAAAGCTATCGGACCTAGATTCGGTAAAACTGCAAATCCAAAACGAGCTAGATTCCCTAGACGCAGAAGATAATTATTATGGCAGAAACTATACACAAAAAACAAGCATGGCTAGATGAAATGGCGGCTATAGTACAAAAAGATATTAATACTTTAGAAGTGCTACAGAGAGCTAGAAAACTTAACAAGAAGGAATCTAACTTCCTACAACTATGTAGTGCTTACCTGTACTTATACAAAATGGCTGAGCTCAAGGAATTTTTAAGTCCTGTATTGAGTGAAGATGAAGATGAAACTAATTTCGAGACAATACATTGATTGAACTTAGTAGAAGTGATATAGTTTCTGACTACTTAATGGAGTTTGATAAAGAAGAAAGATTTATCAAACTTCCTATAAATTCCTACTTAGAATTATTAGGAATAGAACCTAATACATCTCAAACTGCACTTATAAATGCAGTAAGTAATCCCAAGTATAGATTTATTTGTGCCTCTGTAGCTAGAAGGCAGGGTAAAACTTACATTTCAAATATTATAGGACAGTTAGTATGTCTTATACCTAATAGTCACGTACTATTAATGTCCCCTAACTATTCACTATCACAAATCTCTTTTGATTTACAAAGACAACTAATTAAACACTTTGATTTAGAAATGCTAAGAGATAATGCTAAAGATAAAGTAATTGAACTTTCTAATAATTCTACTATTCGTATGGGGTCAATCAATCAGGTTGATTCAGTAGTTGGTAGAAGTTATGATTTAATTATATTTGATGAAGCAGCACTAACTGATGGTAGAGATGCTTTCAATGTAGCGCTTAGACCTACACTTGATAAAGATAATTCAAAAGCTATATTTATATCCACTCCTAGAGGTAGAAATAATTATTTTGCTGAATTTTATCACAGAGGATTTAGTGATGAGTTTCCTGAGTGGTGTTCTATAAAAGCTACTTGGCATGAAAATCCAAGAGTATCTGAACAAGATATTATTGAAGCAAAGAAAGGAATGTCAGAAGCTGAGTTTGCTCAAGAATATATGGCAGACTTTAATGTATTTGAAGGTCAAGTTTGGTCATTCAATCATGAACAATGTGTAGCAGATTTATCTGAGTTTGATACTTCAAAGATGGACGTATTTGCTGGACTTGATGTTGGGTATAAAGACCCTACAGCATTTTGTGTAATAGCGTATGACTGGGAAGAAGAGAAGTTTCATTTAGTAGATGAGTATCTAAATAGTGAAAGAACTACTGAACAGCATGCTGCTGAAATACAAAAGTTAATTGATAAATGGGATATTGATTATATTTATATTGATTCTGCTGCAGCACAAACAAGATTTGACTTTGCACAAAATTATGACATTAGTACTATAAACGCTAAAAAATCAGTACTAGATGGTATAGGTCATGTTGCAGGAGTAATAGATAATGATAAACTTATTGTTAATCAAACTTGTCGTGAATCTCTCATGGCATTAGACCAGTATCAGTGGGACCCTAACCCTAATTTATTAAAAGAAAAGCCCAAGCATAATCAAGCATCGCACATGGCTGATGCACTCCGATATGCCTTGTATACGTTCGAGACCACAGCGACAAGTTTTTAAGACCCCTATCAAAAATAACATTTGACATTATATGTGATTTTTGTTATAATTCTAAAAAGAGTAAAAATAATGAATTTAAAGAGAGATTTAGTTAAATATGTTCGAGATAAAGCTAAATCAAGATACCGTAAGAATGATAAATGTTATATCTGCGGTGAAACCGAAAATTTAGATTTTCATCATTTCTTTGGACTGACAGAACTTTTAGACCATTGGATTCAGAAACAAGGTATAAAAGTTGAAACTGAAGAAGATATATTAAGTGCTAGGGAAATATTTATAGAAAAGCACGAAAAAGAACTTTACGATGAAGCTGTGACGCTGTGCCATATGCATCATTTACGATTACACTCAATTTATGGAAAACGACCTAAATTAGTCACGGCAATGAAACAAAAAAGATGGGTTGAAAAACAGAGAGTAAAATATGGCATGGTATGACAGATTCTTAGGTATTGAGAGAGAGGAAAAATTAAATCCTTCTCAATATACTATTGCAAGAGACGAAGGTCTCTCTGTAGATACTCGTGAAATAAAATCAAACTATCGTTCAGCTTATGAAGCACTAGAAGTAGTAAACAGAGCTGTGAATATGATAGTTGATGATGTAGCAGAAATACCTTTCTCTGTTAATGCAAAGTTAAGAGGAATGACACCTGTTGCAAAAGATATTAGAAGGTCAAAAGTAGATATACTACTTAATAGAGCACCAAATCCTTTTCAAGATGTTAGTGCTTTTAAAAGAAATTTAATTATCGACCTAATAATAGATGGAAACATATTTATCTACTATGATGGTGCTCACCTTTACCATTTACCAGCAGATAAAGTTAAAATCTATACTGATGATAAAACTTTTGTAGAAAAATATGAATTTGATTCAACGATAGAATATTCAGTCAATGAGATAATTCATATAAAAGAAAACAGTTTTAATTCAATTTATAGAGGAGTACCAAGATTGAAACCAGCGTATAGAACAATGGTTCTCTTGGACAATATGAGAAGTTTTCAAGATAACTTCTTTAAAAATGGAGCAGTCCCTGGATTAGTATTAAAAAGTCCAAATACTCTTTCTGAAAAAATAAAAGAAAGAATGTTACAAGCTTGGAGCATGAGATATAATCCTAAAACTGGAGGTAAAAGACCTTTAATTCTTGACGGTGGACTTGAAGTTGATGATTTAACTAAAGTAAACTTTAAAGAATTAGACTTTCAAGAATCTTGCAAAGCAAATGAAAAAGTTATACTAGAAGCACTAGGAATACCACCAATCCTTATGGACGGTGGTAATAATGCTAATATTAGACCGAATCATAGGCTTTATTACTTAGAAACTATATTACCTATAGTTAGAAAAGTAGCATACGCTTTTGAAAGATACTTTGGTTTTGAACTTGCGGAAGATGTAACCAGAATCCCTGCGTTACAACCTGAGTTAAGAGACCAAGCCGCCTACTATGCAACTCTTGTTAATACAGGTATTATTAGCCCAAATGAAGCAAGAGAAGCACTAGGCAAAGAACCAGTTGATGGATTTGATGAACCAAGAGTACCAGCTAATATAGCAGGTTCTGCGGTAAATCCCGAAGAAGGTGGAAGACCACCACAAGACGAGGAGAATATAGATGGCGAATCCTAAAATGAAAACATTAACAACTCTTGGCGAGTATTTTAAAAAGAAAGGAAAAATTCTTTCTATTTCAGAATACCAAGCACAAGATGACGCTCCTGTTAGAGTACAAATAGTTAAAAGAACTTTTAACTCTTGGGCTCGTATGGTCAGCATGTTAAATTACAACTTACCTGAAACGGTAGCTGCAATTAACAAACCAAAAGCTGCACCAAAGAAAACAGTTGCAAAAGCTACTAAAAAGAAAGGAGATTAATTATGAATAAAATATTTCATTATACTTCTACTTTTAAAAGTTTAGGCGAACAAGATGATGGTAGTATCGACATTAAAGGGTCTGCTAGTACCAATGGTCTTGACAGAGCTGGAGATATTATCGAGGCAGATGCTTGGACTAAAGGTGGTTTAGAAAACTTTAAAAATAATCCTATTATATTGTTTAATCACGATTACAATAAACCTATTGGAAGAGCCACAGGTTTAGAAGTGAATGACAAAGGATTAGATATCTCAGCGAAGATATCTAAAGCAGCGGGCGATGTTAAAGATTTAATTAAAGATGGTGTCCTTGGAGCTTTTTCTGTTGGTTTCAGAGTGAAGGACGCTGATTATATGACCGAAACCGACGGATACAAGATAAAGGACGCTGAACTTTTTGAAGTTTCTGTAGTATCAGTACCTTGCAATCAGGGAGCAACATTCTCTCTAGCAAAGTCTTTTGATAATATGGAAGATTACGAGGAGTTTAAGAAGAATTTTGTAAAGGCTAACTCAATGGACTCAGCAGACGCTGTTGAAATTGAGCAGCCAAGCGAGGAGAAATCCTCAATTTTGGAGAAAAATATGTCTGAAGACAATAAAACAACTCCTGAAGGCTTTGACCTTGAAGCATTCGCAAAACAAGTAGCAGAAGATACTGCTGCTAAAATTGCTATGCAACAAGCTGAGCAGAAAGCAAAAGAAGCTGCTGAGGCGGAAGAAAAATCTGTTGAGGAAGCTGAAGTGAAGGCTGCTGAAGAAGCAAAGCAGGAAGAACAGAAAACAGTTGTAACATCAGTTATGACTGGAGCAGAAAAGCTAATTTCTGATGTTGAAGATAGAGTTCTTAACAAGCACGAAGATTTAGAGACTGTAATCAAGTCTTTAGAGTCTGAATTAAAAGACAGAAGTGCTGAAATAGAAGCTATGAGAGAATCTAAAAGGGTTTTCTCTGACAGAGGAAATAGTGACTGGAGAAAAGCATTTGAAGGCGACATTATGGACGCAAAAATGCTTGGTCTAGCTACTGGAAAAGGTTTTGAAACTGACTTAGCCAAAGGTGTGATGGAAAAAGTAAATGCCATGTCTGGTGTTGCTGTTTCATCTGCTGATTTTGAGCAAGTTGTTTCAACTAACATTGAAAGAGATATCCAGAATGAATTAGTATTAGCACCTCTATTTAGAGAAATACCAATGACTTCTGCAACTCAAATCATTCCAATCCTACCTGACTCTGGTTACGCAGAATTTACTGCTAACCAAGCTGCTAGTGGTAGTTCACCACATGGTAACTTAGCTCAGAGAGGAGACGCATACAACCCAGGTTCAGCGGGTGGTATCGATATGACTGAGAGAACACTCTCAACTAAAAAATTAATCTCTACTTCCTTTATAGGAAATGAAACTGAAGAAGATGCAATCTTGCCTATTCTTCCGTTAATTAGAGAGTCAATGGTTAGGTCTCACGCTAGAGCAATTGAAAACGCTATCTTAGTAGGAGATGACGCTGATGGTGCATTCGGAACTTCTGGAGCATCTTTTGAAGGACTTTGTCACTTAGCGGCAAACGACTCAAACACTACACAGCCAAGTGGTACATTTGCTGCTACTGACGCTGTTACTGCAGCTGACTTACTAAGTTTAAGAAAAGCAATGGGTAAATATGGTGTTAACCCAAGTGAAGTAGTTTACATAGTATCTCAAGATGTGTACTATGACTTGTTAAACGACGCTGAGTTCCAAGATGTGAACTTAGTTGGTGACATGGCTACTAAGCTAAGTGGTGAAATCGGGCAAGTATTTGGTTCAAGAGTACTTATCTGTGATGAGTTCGCTGCTAAAGCTCACTCTAAATTTAACTCTGTAGCTGTATACCCAAGAAACTACGTAATGCCTAGATTAAGAGGTGTTACAGTAGAATCTGACTACGATGTCGCAAACCAAAGAAGAGTCCTAGTGGCTTCTCAAAGAATAGGTTTCTTAGACCTAATCGATGGTGCTGACTCAGTACAAGCTCTTAAATACAAATCTAACTAATAGATTGATATGGCTCGAGGGGAGCCTTATCCCCTCACTTATAATTATGGCAGTATCACAAGGCGGAACAAATTTGATAACATTAGCACAGTACAAAGATTTTGCTGGGCTCAATGGCGTGTCGGAAGATGCGAAATTGAATGTTATCATTCCGTCTGTGAGCCAAGCCGTAAAAACATATTGCGGAACTTCGTTTGTAGACTTTTATAGCTCTGCTAAAACGGAGTTCTTCGATATAAAAGATAATCATACTAATGCAGTAATGCTAGATGAAAGTCCAATAGTATCTATAACTTCAGTCCAAGAAAGAGATGGACAAGCCAGTGCATATGTGACCCTCATATCCGAAAATTCTGATGGTAGTGGCAAATATGAATATACTGTAGATGAAGAAACCGACACTATTTTTAGAACTGAAGATACTACTGATAAAGCTTTTCCGAAAGGAAGAAAAGCAGTAAAGGTAGTTTATAGAGCAGGATACGCAAGTACTCCTGGAGATTTAAAACTAGCACTTTTTGACTTAGTAAAATATTACTTAAAAGATGAAAGAAAAGAAAGACTTTCTATAAGTGGAGCTCAGATTAGTAACCAAGTTACTACCAGCCTAAGAGAAAACATTGGCTTTCCTGACCACATAAAAAGGATTCTTGATTTCTATAAATTGTATAAATAATGAGTGCAAAACTAATACTAGATGAAGTTGAAAGACTACTAAAAAAGCACAGTGATTCTAAAACAAGAAAAACAGAAAGCAAAGACTTTACTCATATAGTTGAAATAACTGGGATTGAATCAGCAGGAGCTTTTGTAAGTGGAACAAAAAAATGGATTGACAAATTACCAAACCAAGGCGATAATATAACAGCGATACTTAAAGCTAACAATACACAGTTTCAGTTTCGTAATGTTATTTCACAAATTTTTACTGATATAATATCAGGTGCACTTAAACTAAAAGGAACAAAACGAGTACAGGAAAAAACCGCAATAAAATTTAGTGACTTTTTTGTTAGTGGCGCAGGAAACACCAGTAAACAATTTGCAATAATGCCTGATAGTAATCCAAATAGATTAATTTTTCAAGTAGATGAAAAAAATACTTCAAATACCTTTACTATCTATAGAATATGTAAAGAAATGAGAAAAGAAATATTTCATAGATGGCTAGATAATATAGACATAGCGTTAACTGACGACGAAATGAAAGACGCAATGAAAGAGGTTGTAAGTACGACTGACTACTCACATAAAGGAAGAACTGTTGGTAGAGCAGGATTTGAAAATTTTGTTAGAGATATAAAAGATTTTGACTCAAATCCTGATGGAGAATTTGATATCACTATAACTAGCATGGATATGTTACAGTATATAGTGGATAGAGCAAATATAGAATGGAACGTAGACTTAAATCCAGAACTTGCACAAGGAAGATTATCAGGGGAAACAAGAAAGCTAACAGTAAGAGGCATGATGGAATCTCAAGGGTCAAAAAGAGCAGATGATTGGATGGCACGAAAAGACAAAGGTGGGGGAGTAAAAAGATTAATTGAAGAGGGTGCAATAGAATTTTT